AAGCCCACCACTAGCCTCCTGCGTGGTAGCCCCGGATATCTTCATAAGCTGCGCCACTGTACGAGACGTGTCCAACAACTGCTTGAAGTTAAGATTTAGCGCCGTCGTTGCACGAGCTACACGATTGAACAGAGTGACGTTATCCTCAAACCCTGTGCGAGTCTCCTGCGATATCTCAAACAGTTTCTGCGTAACTGCGTTCAACTCTGCCGTAGTGCTGGTAACAAGTTTCAACTTCGTGGTAATCTCGGTGAACGAGTCAATCAATGTCACGATACCTGAAAACGCACGAATAGACGCGAACACGACAAGGGCACTACGCAAGAAGTTCAATGCGCTGCGCACGCCGCTGACACTACGCTCCAAGCGGTTGAACTGCTGGGCACCCTGCTGAGCACCCCGCACGTTGATGATAAGTTCGAGAACCTCTGTAGCCATTAGAGTGCGAGCCTCCACTGACCACGAATGGCTGCGATAGCAACCGGTGTGCTCATCTCAAACCAGCCTGGAACCGGGTTCTGCCGTGAATGCCCGTTGTTCAAAGCTGAGATGTGGCCCACGTTGTTCTGGATTCGGATGGACCGGTTACGAAGGGCGTTGAACTCCTGCACTGCTACCGCATGCTGACGGATAGCCGAAGATTGGTTCTGCGTCTCACCGAACATCTCAATCGGAGCCGGACCGTTGTCCAGGCTTGGGTACGGATGGTACGCCGGAATGACTCCGTCAAAAGGGGTATCAACCGTAGCCACCCAGTTCGACCGGGCGATGCCACGCTTAACCGGCGTACTGCGCACAAGGTGCGTGCCCGCTGCCACAGCCGCCCGGCGAGCGATGGTGTTCACGAGCCCAACCATTTCGTTCTTGCGCTTGCGCAAGACCTGTGGTAGGTTGTCGAATGTGTTGACCGCCATGACTATCTCTTCCGGGGTGACCGCGTGACCGTAGGCTGAGCCTCGGGAGCCTTTCCCTTGGTCTCATTGATCTTTGACCGCTTCTGCTGGTGTTTAAGATACACGGTATCCAGCGCACAGACAAGGGTCCACAAGTCATCCAGGTCCGCACTGGATAGCTCATGATCCCGAGCATATTGAGATACTGCGGTCCAGGGTATGCGCCCCTCAGCCATCCCTATGGGCCTACAGGAGGACAGAGCCATAAAGGCGTCAAAGTAGTATTTCAGCCCAGGTGAAAGTTGAGGCGCTTCCATTATGGCCTTCGGGATCGGCACACGATTTCTGCGTGCCTGATCCACGATAAAGGCTTCGTTCGGTCCCTGCGTAAGCTCGTACTCAAGGACCGCTACAAGTTTTTTGCGGCGTCTTCCAGCTCCACGGCGCGGAAGGTAGCCATATTCGTAGCCGCCTCCATGAGGACAGTGAACACGTCCGGATCGGACATGAGCAGGGCCTTCGCATTGGCACGGCTGTACTGCCACACCTTGCCACCGCGCTTAAAGGGCTTCCAGCCGAGCACCACGTGCTTCACGAAGGGCTCAACCATGATCTCGCGGGCTTCCTCTTCAGAGAGGTTCCCGAGCTGCTGTGAACGAGCGTGGGGCCGCATGGCCGCTGCATGGGCGTTGATGTACTTCGTGTTGGACCCACCGGCACGCGCCAGAAGGAAGGGCACTCCGAACACCTTTACCCACTTGCCTTCAGTCTCAGCAGACACATCCACAGTGCCGATCTTCTCATCAAGATCGACAATCTCATCAACCTTCACTTCATCAGTCATACACTTCCCTCCTCGTTAAAGCTCGACCCTTAACCCATAGCAACGTCTGGTAGATAGTTGAAGATCGTGGTGAGCAGCGTGTGATGGAACGTGCGATCTTCCGCAGCATTCATCTCAAGCGGCAGCGTGATCGGATTATCCTGCGTCACGTCCAGACGGCCGTTACCCAAGGACACCAGCGGGATGTCGTAGGCCACGCCGTAATTATCACGAACGAACACCACGTCCATGGTCACGTCTTCATTGTCACGCACCGACTGAACAGCCGCCACGTCCGAGAAATAAGCCGTGATTTCGCCGCTGACATCGAACTGTCCGGCCGTCACCGCAAACGCGCCCAGATACCCGATAGCCTTGGAAGGCTTCACGTTGTTGTTGATCTTGATGTTGAAGTCCGTCATGAACCCGAACAAAGGAGTCGGGTTCGCGTCCGTTGGGCTAAGGATCGTCATGCGCGTCCGAGCCACGTGGCTGGTTGCATTGAACGCGTCCTCGGAAACCAGCGGGACCGCCGTCGCTGGAGCCGTAGCCGACTTCAACCCGACAGACTGATCCACCGTCTCATGGTCAATCGACACGAAGGACAGATCGGCATGAAGTTTGTCAGCCTGCTTAAGGTTCAACGTGTACTCATTAGCGATAGAGCCAACAAGATATTCGCCCTGATGGTCAGTATCGGTGTTCTCTTTCTGGCCCAGGTCGCGTTCCCACTGGAAGGACTTCGTAACAATAAGCCCGCTCTCAGCCGTCTCGTTCTTGAGAACCTTACCGAAGAAAATACGAATGGTGAGAGCAGCGCCGACCTCAGTAGTGAATGTCGCCGTGGTCTTGTCCAGCTCGATATAAGTGGCCGCTACAGACCGGACACGAGCCCAGCCATTGTTGTTATCTGCAACGAACTCCGTGGGGGCACTGTCACCGCCGATGTAGATAAACGAGCCAGGGATAAGTCCAATAGTGGTGAAGTCAACAGCTCCGCTCGCTCGCGTCAGACGCGGAAGTGAAGACGCCATGCTCACATCCAAAGTTCCAGAAGCGAACTGGTACCCAACCACTTGAACGCGTCCGTTAGCGTTGAGCGCTTCGTCAAGGAGACCGGTGTCTGTAACAGAGATACCGGTATCAGCGACAAGAGCGTCCACAACCTTGAGGCCGTTATTCGCAGCGATAGCAAACCCGCTGGCGAAAAGGAGATGGTTTGCGATGACTTCGCCGCCTAGACCGAACGCAGCCGATTCATAGTCGTTTGCCGTTCCGTCAACCGCAATGTCCACAACAGGAGAAGAGTCTTCTATAGCGTAGCTATCGTACGGCTCACGCATTGCAGCGAAGAAGAATCCGCGCAACAGTCGCAGCGTGTTAGTCTTCGTCACGTCGGTATTGTACCCGCCGCTCGCATCAAGATCGACAATAACACCTTTCTGGTTCTGACGGCTGGCGTTAATCGGCCGACGCGCAAGGGTCTTAACCTGACCACCGAAGTCCGAGTACGAATTAGGCTCTGCCGGATACCACAACTGAGCAGCCGCAGCCGGGAGAACACCGAGAGAAGCTTCCTCGCAAAAACGAAGCCCCGTGCTATTGCTGTCAATCTTGTCAACTAGAGCCATCAGGATTCTCCGTTAATGAATTCGGTCATAGTCCACTTCCGCAATCACTCTGGCCTTTTGCCGGGTCCCGTCCACGCCGTCTTCAACAGACCTGACGCTTCGGAAGTACACCCTATCGGGAGTGGACCCATTCTCCAAGGCTACCACAAGGATATTGGCTAGATAGTCGCTCAAAGTCAACCCATCGCCCAAAGGGGTGTACAGCGTCACTGTGAGCCTCGCCCAGGCCCTAAAACGCGTTGTACCGCTGCTACCTATGGCAACTTGCCCACCTCGCTGGTGCTGAAGAGCTACCTCTATGTACGGCCCTGTAGCAGGTGCCTCATCCGGATTATCAGCGTATATGATCGGTGGCGGCCAGTCCCCGACGTAACCACCGGGCTCTGTCGAATCATCCAGGGCGTCCTGCACAAGCGTGAAGACTGCGTCCCTGGCTTCTCCTTGATCGGCTACAGTCATGATTCAAGTTCCATTGTGTATATAACCGGAGTAGAGCCGGGGATTAAGGGTTGCACGCTCTTAATGCGCCATGTCCATGTGCCGTCTGTCACCGCGTCCAGAGTGCGGATCGTATCCACCTCTGTGTCTTCAGGGAACGCTAAATGTGCCACGAGAAGGGTAGCGTATGCCTCTTTCACTACCTGATTAGATTTGTCCTTCCAGGTAGCAGGCACGAAAGCCGCCATCACTTCCTCGAACTCCAAAGGTTCATCAGCTCCGGCCGACGTTATCCGGCCTCTCCAAGGTTTGTTGGAGTCCGCTGCCGCACGGCCTTGTCTACTGAAAGTAAACTCTCGACCGAACTCCTCTATAAGAGCTACGGCGTCAGCGGCAACCTCGTCATAATCGAAAACAGCCATTACGCACGCTCCAGACCCACAGACCCACCAACAATCAGCAGCGACTCAATGAGCATGTCTGCTTCCGGATACTGCGGAACGAGAAAGTCACTCACGATATTAGACTGTGTTGAACGGCTGCTGCCCACCTGTGCCTTCGCAACGTCGTTAGTGCTCTCGTACGCTATCGTCTTCTCGATAGGCCCGACAACCTTCTTGACGAACTTTATCGCACCGGCAATAACGTTAGTCTGGTCAGAGTTAGGGCTCTCTTCATCCGTCATATCCTGAGCAGGAGCAGCCCGCATCGCGTCAGGGGCGAGTACATTGTAGATTGCAGCGCGGAGCGCGTACTCTGCCGTTGCCTTCTGAAGCGCAGAAGGCACTACGTCCAACGTGTAATCATCGTCATCAAACGCAGCCAAGCGAGGCCACGCTAGCGCCTGATCTTTCTGCATGCGAAAGCCACGAAAACGCCGCACAAATCTTTTGTCGATGTAATCCGTAGCTTTTATAAGGCAGTTCTCTTTCTGGACCCGAGACAGCTTTTCCCAGTAAGCGTTACCGCGATACTCGTGATAAGTGTCAGCCCACTCCACCTCGATGTAAGAGTTAGCTTCCG